ACCAAACTTCAGAAAGCCAAATGAGAATTGGAAAAGACTTGAGGATTTATATCCAGAAGCTGAATTCTTTTATCAAATAGATGAGGATGATGTTTCAAAGCTTATTCCCATTTACATTCCAATTCTCAGACCTTACACATTGATGAAATATTTCAAGGCAAAGCCTGAAATGAAAAATCATGCAGTGTTATATTGTGATTGTGATATTCTTTTCACATCCAATTTTAACCTTGATAAGTATTTGGATGACGATGTTTGTTATGTCAGTGATACAAATAGCTACATTAACGCAAGTTATTTTGACAGTAAGGTTAGGGATGTACTTCCTGAAAGGCTTGAAGAATATAAAACAATTGATGTATTAGCAGAGATTACAGCTCCTGTTGGTGTGTCAAGAGAAACATGTGAATTAAACAATCTTAACTCTGGAGGAGCGCAATATCTTCTCAAGAACATAGATGATAAGTTTTGGGAAAAGGTGATTACGGATTGTATAAACATTCGCACCTATCTCCAATCTATAAATAGAAGATTCTTTGAGAATGAGAACAGAGGATTTCAAAGTTGGTGTGCAGACATGTGGGCTGTGCTTTGGAACATCTGGGCTAGAGGAATGGAATCTAAGGTGGTGAAAGAGATGGACTTTGCATGGAGCACTGATCATATTCATAAACTTGACACTGTGGGAATATTCCACAATGCAGGTGTGACAGGAGAAATGCATGGAGAAACACCAATGTTCTACAAAGGAAAATACCATGCAGGAATGATTCCTTTCACAGACAACCTCACTAACATTCTCAACAACGAACAAAACCAAACATTGTGCAACAACTATTATGTAAAAAAGCTCATTGAGCTAAACAATAAGTATCATTTAAAATACGATTAACATGGCAAATTCACGCAGGGATTTAAAAGCGTATGTGCGTTTTGATGGCAGTGGACGCATAGTTCCGGGGAGTCTCATCCTCAGGAGAAACAAGCCTAAAGTAGGCAAATGGAAAGAGATTACAGCATATGAGTGCTGCAACCCCACCACCACCACTAGTACCACCACCACCGCATCCATTGGATAAACTATATTACAATGTCAAACAGAAAAGATTTAAAAGCATTTGTAAGATATGATGCTACAGGTAGAGTGATAGCAGGAAGTCTTATTTTACAGAGGACAAAGCCCAAGGTAGGTGATTGGCAGGAGATTGATGCTTATGAGTGTTGTCTTCCCTCCACCACTACAATAGCTCCTACAACAACATCTACCACCACTACAACCCCTAGATGATAATGAAAACCATATTCCCTAAAGAAATGATGCAACAAGGGTCTTCAGGAATGACACTTGAGAGCATTGCAGGAAAGCTCACGTATTTCCATGAACAACTACATCTCATACATTGGCAAACTAGTAGCTATGCAGAACATCAAGCAACTGGTGGATTGTATGACTATGTACATGACTTCAAGGATGGAGTGATGGAGAAGCTTATGGGATATGCAGGAAAGCGTGTACAGGCTCCTAAAATGGAACCTGTTGTTAATAACGCTAGTGCAATGGGTGTTGTGAATGAGCTTAAACAATTTGCCTCTGATTTGAAGGCATATGGAGAAGCAAATTCATATCATGACATTTGTAATCTTGCTGACAGCCTGAGTGGTGAAGCAGCTAAAACTCTCTATCTCCTTACACTGAGCTGATGCAATTGCACACAAAGTTTCTTCCTGAAGTGATGAAAGACAATGATGTTGTCTATTTCTTACATCTTGAGGGAATTATTGATTCTGTAGATGAGTTTGCAATATTAGAAGTGACAAAGGTTCCTAAGGGTTATCACTTCAGACTTGTTCCTTCTGCTCCTAAATATACAAATGCAATTGTAGAGGAGCTGTTGAGGTTTCACACAATGCTCAATATAAGATTGGACATGTCTAAAAGTATTAAATCAAGTGGTGGAACAATTGTCTTTGATATTTCAATTGAATAACATACATTTACGCATTAAAACCAAATAACATGAACGTAGTTAAAAATGATGAGGCTTCTAATCAATTTGACCCTTCAAAGGCATATACATGGAAGCCTGATGCAACATTCACATTGAATGCAGGAGAGTTTGGAATTATTCTAAACGCATTGAGAGCAACACTCTCTACACCTGAAGCACAAAAAATATTCCTTGCTATGACAGCAAATGATATTGTTGAAGAACAATTGGCTAAAGCTGTTAGGTCAGGAGTGGCAGTGGAAAAAACCGAATAAAACAATCAATATGGAAACAAAATCATGGTATCAGTCTAAGACCATTTGGGGCATTCTTATTGCAGCCCTTGGTTATGTAATCAGTGAAGTGCTTAAAGTTCCTGATGTTCAGCTCCCTGAGAATGCTGATTTCAATCAACTGAAAGCTTATGCAGATGCAGTGAAAGCAGCTCAAGGAAATGTCACTGTAATCATCAGCCAAGCAATTGCAGCAGTTGGTAGTGTCCTTGCCATCTATGGTAGAATGAAAGCCGAAGGAAAGATTTCTTAATCTAATGGGTGTTGTCTCCACGGCAACACCCTTTTTCAATTTACAGGTGATGGCAAAGAAAATGGTTAAGAGAAAAGATGGATCTACATCTCAATGGGGATTGTGGGATTCCATTCGTGCAAACAAAGGCTCAGGAAAGAAGCCTACAGCTGCAATGCTCAAGCAGGAAAAGAAAATAAAAGCTAAAACGAAATAACATGGCAACCGTGAAAAAATACCAAGCTGGCGGTGTAGCTAGCAAAAAGAAAAAAGCTCCTATGGTTGATCCTAAAGGTGCTTGGACAAAAGTGCAAGAACGCACTCTTGGTAACATGAAGAAAGGTGGCACTATCAAAAAAGCCCAATCAGGAACTTCTGCTAAAAAAGAATATGATGAAGCGTATGCTAAACATAAAGCAGGGAGACAAGCAATAGGTAAGAATGATAAGAAGGCACTTGAAGATCTTGGCGGTGGAAAACCTTATAACACTGTTGATTTAGCAAGAGATTATTCTAAAGCTCAAAAGCTTAGAAAAAAAGCAGGTCTTGGTCAAATGGAAGCTGCTAAACTTTCATTCCCTCAAATGGGTCAACAACTTAGAGGTTCTGTCAATAAAATGATGGGCACTAATTATAAGAAGGGTGGCAAGATAGCTAAAAAGAAATAACAATGGCTACAGATAAGAAATGGATACAGAAGACAATTAACCCTAAGCACAAGGGCTATTGCACCCCCATGACTAAAACTACATGTACTCCTAAGAGGAAAGCACTTGCAAAGACACTAAAGAAAATGGCTAAAGCTAGAAAAGGTGGCTAAGAGTATTAAAAAAGCTGGTCCTTACAATCCACAGAAAGCAGAAGCTTATGTTGGAAAAGGTGTTCTCAAATACGGAGACACCATCCCTGCCATAAAAGGAGCAATTACACCTGTACCCAATGGACCTCTTATTAAAAAGAAAGGTGTATTCAAAGGTTCTGCCCTCAAGAACGGAGGAAAGCTAAAAGTGGAAGCTGGAGGTGAAAAGCATGTAGTGTATAAAGCCAAGAAGGATTCTCCTAAAGGTAAGAAAGGAGATGTCATGGTGAACCATCCTACAATGGATAAAGGAAAATGGGACACCATCAACCTCAGTAAAATAGGTAAAGCCAAAACTGTCAAGCAAGGAGCTGCTGCTACAAAGAAATGGCATAAGGACAATCCTGACTACAAGTATAAAAAGAAATAATCATGGCTAGTGTAAAGAAATCACATAAGACTGCTGCTTGGACTCGTAAAGAGGGAAAGAGTGCATCTGGTGGTCTTAATAAGAAAGGAATTGCCTCTTATAGAAGAGAGAATCCCGGAAGTAAACTTTCTATGGCTGTAACTACGCCTCCTTCTAAGCTTAAAAAAGGGAGTAAATCTGCCAATCGTAGAAAAAGTTTTTGCGCTAGAATGTCAGGAGTAAAAGGTCCTATGAGAAAAAATGGCAAGCCTACAAGAAAAGCATTAGCTTTGAAGAAGTGGAATTGCAATTAAACTTCATAAAATATGAAAACATGTAGCAAATGTAAAGATTTAAAATCCTTTGAAAATTTTTATAAAGGAAAAGGTTATAAAGACGGTTATCGAGCTATATGTAAAGAATGCATTAAAAATTACGAAGAAAAAAATAAAGAAATAAAAAAAGAATATTTAAAAAATTATAAACAAACAAACAAAGAAAACTTAAAACTTAAAAATAAAAAATATAGAGAAGAAAATTGTGATAAAATTATAAAATGGAAAGAGAAAAATAAAGATTATTTTAAAGAATATAGACAAGACAATAAATTAAATGCTAAAAATTACTTTAAAAAAAGATTTGATAATGAACCTATTTTTAGGTTTAAAAATAATATTAGACGTTTAATTTTACATTCTTTTAAAAGAAGTAAAAGAAATTTTAAAAAATCAGACAGAACAGAAGTTATTTTAGGATGTACAATTAAAGAGTTTATAAATCATATCTCTAAAAAATTTACAGAAGGAATGACTTTAGAGAATCATGGAGAATGGCATATAGATCATATAATACCTTTAGCTACTGCTAAAACAGAAGAAGATGTTATAAGACTAAATCATTACACAAATCTACAACCATTATGGGCTTTAGATAATTTGAGTAAAGGTTCAAAAATATTAAATTAATACAAATGGAATTGCTAACAATCAAAAATATATAATAATGGCTACTGTAAAAAAACTTAAAAAAGCCCAAAGTGGAGAACGACTAACAGGTAGGATGATTGGCAGGGGCGGTAAAAATATTGACTATTCTGTTGACACTACAGGTTATGCAGCAGGAAAGAAAAGCTTCCCTGCCAATGTAAAAACCACTATAGGTAAGAAAAATATAAAAGATTTTGAAGGAGAGGTTAGGGTTCCAAGAGGTGCAGTGAAAGACTTCATTAAAGGAAAGACTATTAAAGCAGTCGAAAGACAAAAGCATGGTGGTAAGGTGGGGTCTAAAAAGACTACATCTATGATGGAAAAAGGTGGTAAACTAAAAAAATCTAAATAACATGGCTACTGTTAAAAAAGTTAAGAAAGCGCAGATGGGAAAATCTGTAGCAAAAAAGAGAGCTGCTGTAGATTCTGTTCCTAGTGAAATGTTCCCCGGCAAAATGATTCCTAAATCCAAGTCAACGTATGAGAGTGGGTTTAATATTGCCACAGGAATGTATGACAAACCTGCTAAGAAGACCTCTACACCTGCTAAGAAGTCTGTTCCTAAGAAGAAGATGAAAGATGGTGGATCATTTGGTATGCTCAGTGTTAAGGCTGGCGTAGACAAAAATCCTAAGCCTACAGCTGCTGATAGGATTGCAGGAGCAAAGATGAATGCAGGGAAAATGAAGAGCGGTGGTAAAATGAAGAAGTGTAAATACGGTTGTAAATAATTAAAAACAAATACAATGGCAAAGAAAGCAGGAACGTTGGCTCCTTCTAAGAGCAGCACATCTACCAAATTGGCTTCTTACAATCAAACTAAGAGAACAATTGGTAAGAATCAAACTGGTAAAGCTACCAAGCCTGTAGGGCTTGTAAAAGCTTCTAAGAGCAAAAAAGGAATGTAATGAAAAGTGGAAAGCCAAAGAAAGCTCCTAAGGTAAATAATCCTAGACCAAAGGACAATTACATGCGTGAGAGTGACTCTAAACTTAGGCTTAAAAGTCCTATGTTTCCACTAAAATCTAAACGTTTATCCAAGTAACATGGAAGAAAATTGGAAACAAGTACCCAACTATGAAGAGTACGTAGTGTCTGATTTAGGTAGAGTTAAAAGTTTAAAAAACAACTCTAGAAAAAATCAGACACTACGTACTTACGTAAACAAAAAAGGATATCATATAGTATATTTATTCAATCAAAACGGAAGAAAGTGTTTTAAACTTTCTGTTTTGGTAGCTATGGCTTTTTTGAATCATTTTCCTAACGGAAAAAATTCTATTTGTGTAGATCATATTGATAATAACAAAGACAACAATAATTTATCCAATCTTCAACTTTTATCTAACAGAGAGAATTCTTCTAAAGATAGAGTGCGAAAAACTAGTAATTTTACAGGAGTCTTTTGGAATAAACGTACTAAATTATGGACTTCCTCAATTTACTATAATGGTAAAAACTATACATTAGGTAACTCAAAAGACCAAAATTTAGTACATCAATATTATTTAAAGGCTTTAGAGGAGATAAAAAAAGGAATAGAACCTTCTTATACAAAAAGAAGAAATTATAATCGTTCAAGCTCAAGAGTCCTCAATGGCCCATGAAGCAAAAACGTCTTTCTAAATGAATAAAGCCCTAGAGAACATCTAGGGCTTTATAGTTTTAGTAATGTCTTATAAGAGCTAGAACTAGAAGCATTGTCAATATAATATTTAAACTCTTCATCATCAGAATAATTGATAATCTCCCAAGGATAATGTCTAGCCACATAAGGAGATGACATACTACCTCCTCCAATAAAATAATGAGGTTTGTTGTATAAAGCAAACGTAGTGTCTATTTGTACATCTACATATACATCATCCACTACTTTTGACTTCTCCCATCTATCTTTTTCGTATAAATTAAGTCTATGATAATAAGGACTTTCAACAGGAACAGTTTGCCAGTTAAGTCCTAGTCCTATTTTCTCAAGCTCTGAATGGTTTTGAAGTTTTTCTAACAACACTATAAGTGTATCATCAGGAGTGTCTTGTAGTCCCATGTCACTGTCTGTCACTACATAATAATCACTTCCCAATTCACTGACAGCATTGCTCACCCATGCTCCTCCATGTCCTAAATTCTCACACCTTTTTACATGAACAAGAGTTTGTCTGTCATACCAATGTATTAATGGAGGATATGTAGAGCCGTTGTCTACAATAATAATGTCTCCAACACCATCATATTTCATGATTCTATGCAACATAGCTACAGGCCATGTGTACAAATCTCTGTTATTTATAATGACAGGGATTTTCATTTTTTTACAATAAGAAGCTTGTCATTGCATTCCATAATAAATTCTGTCATTTCACCAATGTCATTCATCACCTTCTCTCTATGAGCATAAGAAGCATGTAAGTCCTCAATAAAATAATATGCTCCTTTCTTTAACAGAGGATATAAAAATATAAACGTAGACATGATATCTGAGTATCTATGACTACCATCGTCTATTACAAAGTCTGGAGATATTTCTGTTACTAATTCTGTAATAAATTTATAATCAGTTTGACTCCCTATATGTATTTGAGTGTTTTCTACATGTTTTATCAGAGGATTAATATCCACTCCATGAATAATAAGCTGAGGATTGTACTCTCTCCACATCTTTAAACTGTCTCCTTTCCAAACACCTATCTCAAGAAGTGTAAATTTTCCTTTAGAAGGAATATACTCTTCATACATCTCTGTATAACCATGTGCTTCAAAAGCTACAGATCCTTTGTCACAATTATACTTGTTAGCTATTTCTGTTAGTCTTTTCATAATTAATTATGTACAAATAACACCTTGTTTATTTTGATAGATCTTTCCATGAAGTATTTTCTTTTGTATTCTTCTATGAAAAAACCATCAGCTGCATATTCTGTATTCAGCACTAAGTCATGAGCAATGTCTTTTCTTGTAGCAAATGCTCCCATGTCTATCTGCCCTCCTCCAAGTCTGCATTCAAAATACTCATATCTGTAATGAGAATGCACCATATCCCAATATACCACTCCCGGATGGTTATATTGTAAAACAGCTTTTTTAAGCTCCTCTACAAAATTGGGAGTGTAATAATTATCATCTCCAGTCATAATGATGTAGTCAG